GTCATCAGGAATGGGATCGTCAAATTTTGCAAACAATCATAATCTATCTTTGATTGTAACCACAACCGGAGCGCAAGGCGCAACGGGAGCAACTGGATTACGGGGAAGCACAGGCGTAAATGGAAGCACGGGCGCTACTGGTTTGTCAGGATCAACAGGAGCTACAGGATTGAATGGGACGACAGGTGCGACGGGAGTTGCGGGTGCTACGGGTGCTACTGGAAGTTTCGGCGCGACTGGGGCGACTGGTGCGCTTGGCGCGACTGGGGCAACAGGAATCGCTGGCGCGACTGGGGCAACAGGAGCGTTTGGTTCAACTGGGGCGACTGGAATCGCTGGAGCAACAGGGATTGGCGCAACGGGAGCAACGGGCGCAGGCGCTACCGGAGCGACAGGGATTGGCTCTACGGGGGCGACTGGAGTAACTGGCTCTACTGGGGCAACTGGTTTAGGCGCTACGGGAGCGACAGGAATTTTTGGAGCCACCGGAGCTACAGGAATCTTTGGCGCAACTGGCGCAACCGGAGCAGGGGCGACTGGAGCAACAGGACCGATTGGACCGTCTTCAGTTCAAGCTGTTCAGCTTGGTTGGAATCCTGCGTCGAATCAAACTATCGCAAGCGCAGCTCAGGATTTTTTCCCATCTTGGAGCGGAACACAATGGAATTCGGATACATCGTTGTTTCAGTTGTTCAACGCGAACAGCACGGGTGCGCGAGTTCTTGTTAATTCGACAGGATATTTTAATTTTTATGTTCAAGTATACGCTTTTGATATAAAACTTGAAACTCAATTTAATTTAATGCTGTTCACATCTCTGACTTCGGGTGGCACATTGGTATTTGATAGGTTTGTTTCAGCGCAGCGACCAGCAAATACAAGCACTCCTGCAAACGGAGCGATAACGGTGCAGGCGTCGACTATCATTCGGGTGACTACGGCTCAATATTGGGCGGCTGTATTTAACAGTTCTTCGCAATCGATTTTTGCACAAGCTGCACCCGGAAATGGGCTGGACACAATGAGATTTCAAATAACAAAATTGAGGGACTTATAATATGTTTGGAATATTCAACAAATTAAATAACTACCAATTGTTGCGTTTCTCAAATGCAGAACAAGGTTCTCGAATTTACACTGTATCCAATTATCCAGAAACAGGAGAAACAGAAATAGAAGAAGTGTGTATTCCTGTTGAATATAACTTTTCAAACATCGGGAAATTCTACAATCCAGATACTGGGGAATTTTATGTCTAATATTATTGACACAATAACACTTGCCGCAACTCAATCAGACAGATGGATGTTTGTTGCTCTTTTGATTATTGGTATGTTTGCCGTTTCAACTCTTTTCAAATACTTCACGGGAAGATTGGATAAAATGGAGAAAAAAATGGAGATGGTTCAAAATGAATTCAACACGCATTTGAAAACAGCAAATAAAGAGATGCTGGAGGTTTTGAACATTTCAAACCAAATGATAGGAAGAAATATGTCTGTCCTTGATAGAATTGAAAGAAAGCTCGAAACTACATGATTACAAATAAAATCGCATCAATTCTCATTCTGGTTGCTTGGATTTTTTTGGGCGTGTTTTTTTTAACTGGATGCACAACTTTGGGAATTAGTTTTGAAACCGAATACGGAAGGTTTACTTATGAACTCCCAGAACCGAAAGGAACAAAAAAATGAAAATACTAAACGCACTATTAGATCGTCTCTCCGAAAACAGCACATGGCGCGGTTTGATTCTTATTGCGACTGCGGCAGGCTTAAAGCTCGACCCAGAGCTACAGAATGCGATTCTTGCCGCAGGCTTGGGGGCGGTTGGTTTGATCAATGTGATTCGTAAAGACAAGCGGAAGTAAAATGCTTGTCCCTGCCTCCAGACCGCAACAAAAACGGGAAATAACCGAGCGTTATTTGCTGAAGGCTGGCGTGAAAGACAAAGTTGCGCTTCTTGGCGTTCGCGGATATTACAAAAACGCCATGGGAGAGCGCGGAAAGAACGATAGAGGCATCTATGATGATGCAATTTTCGTTATCAGCCCAACAGCCTATGTTTCATATAACGCAAACACCGACCCCAGCACGCACAGGCGCGGAATTGCAGTTTTGATGACGGGAGTTCATCGTTATAGGCGCGGCAGGCATGGTATTTCTCGCGGGGAAGGCTATCCGGCACTCCGTCCGGCAACAAAAGATGAGGCGCTGCCAGTAATGAGAGACGGAATTGGACCGGATGACGGATACGCGATAAACATCCATAGAGGCTCCAGAAATTCTACCAGTTCAGCAGGTTGCCAAACAATTGTTCCATCCCAATACAATTCATTTATTGAACTTGTATATGGAGAAATGGACAGGTATTCTCAGCAAACAATTCCCTATTTGTTAATAGAACAATAATTTTATGAGTTGCGAAAACGGATACACAGATATTTGCAGGCAGGACATACCTTATCCGCAAGTGAGTCCGGAAAGCGTTCCGTCAATGGTAGAAAATTTGACATCCGCGCTATACGGGCAAATAAATAAATATGTTGAAGCTGGCAGGGTAAAATGGTCAATCCCGTGCGATCCGAATAATTCTGCGCAGGTGCCATCAATTCCGAGAGAGTCAGGCGAGGGATTGCTGTGCTATATAATGCGAGTTTTCAACAGTTGGGTATCGCAAAACAATACTGTTTATGACATCCGACAATTTGGAGCTATTTCCGGCGGGACAGTTGACTGCGGTCCAGCGATTCAAGCAGCTATTAACGCTGCGTCTGCGGCTGGCGGTGGCGTTGTTTTTATACCTTCTGGGCGCTGGCGCAAATCCGACAATGCCGGATCAACGCTCATAATGAAATCGAATGTAACGATGAGAGGAATGGGCGATCAAAGTGTAATTTTCTTTGACGACAAGCCAACTGTCGTTCGAAGTGGAAACGACATGCTTTTTGTTGAAGCAAATTCCGAAAACATTTGGTTTGATAGTTTCAAAGTCGAGGGAACGGCGCTTACTTATACGAATGAAACAAATAACAAGCAATGTTTTACAGGGGCAACAATAACAAATCTTCGGTTTACCAATGTGACAATTCGCGCAACGCGATATATGGCGACAGCATTTGCAAATGTTCGGAATGCAATTTTCCTTGGAAATCGCATTGAATATTGTGTGCGTGACGGGATTCGTTGCACAGCAAGTCAAAATGTTGTTATTGCCGGAAACAACTTATTCCGCGTTGCAGATGATGCAGTTGTTGTAAGTTCGGACAGCACGCTTCCGTTAACTTCAGAAGGAATAGTAATATCAAATAATTCTTTTGAAGAGTGCCAAACTGTAAAAGCTCTTGGCGTCAAGACCTGTGTGATTTCTAACAATGTCTTTCGAAGAATGACACGGAACGCAATTAATGTTGTAATGCAAAATGCCCCATTAACAGAAGGCGACACGCCGCAGTTTGCAATTTCAATTCAAAATAATGTTATTTTAGATACATTTGGATCGCTTGGAACAAGTCAAGTTATTGTTTTAACTGCAACTACAAGATCAAACTCAACACTTGGCACAAACAACGAACCGATGGTAAATTCGGTTCCATATCCCTATAATTATGTTCAAGATGTTGGTTTGTCCAATGTTGTAAATATTGGTCAACACGGGATTTCTGTTAGCAATAATATAATAGGTAGAACTTTATCAAACACGGCTTCTGTTTATGCTGATTACGGATACGGACTTTTGTTTGATAGAAATACTGTTGGTTTTTTCAGCAATCCAACAATAACCAGCAATACTTTTGCAACGCATGGTATTAGCGTTTACGGGCCAACTGTTGGAATATCAATTGCAAATAACACGCTCTTTGGAGGCGGAATTGGTTTTTCGGCGATTCAATTTGTATCGTCCGGAACCGGAAATATTATTGACTTCAATGATGTTTTGATAGACGCCAATAATATTTACGATTATCCGACATGCGGCATCGCTTTCGCAACTGACACGGGTTCTGGAAACAGCAACGCCGTAATTAGAAACAATATTTTTGATCTTGATCCGTTTCGAAGGAGCGCCGAACATGTAAGTGATAATACTTGGTCAAGTGTTACCACTTCTATCGCGATTCAATTTTCTGGCACAATACAATCCTGCATAATTGAGGGAAATTCATTCAAAAATTGCGGAAGCGTATGCACAACAGCATTAAGAATGGCATATTTTGGGAATAACTATGTATACGCCGACCTTGTTTCTCCAAATGTCAACTCTGGCAATCGCGGCGTTGGATTTGCGCCGACTGTTTTCAATTTTACCTACATAACAATTGACGCAAACCCAACTTCAGCCACATTTGGCAAAATAACCACAATGCCAACTTCTGTTTCTGATGCGATTCCATCAACTGGAAAATATATTGAAGGAACAATTGTCCGCAAAAATACACCCGAAGTTGCTGGAACATCTCCTAACCAATATGTAGTTACTGGATGGTGGCGGCAAACAACCGGAACTGGACATGTTTTGAACACAGACTGGCGTGAACTCCGAGCAAACATTTCTTAATTATGTCATCTTGTAACGACCCGTATTCTAATATTTGCAGACAGGACATTCCGTATCCTCAAGTGTCAAGCGAAAGCGTCCCATCGCTCATCGCAAACCTTGTTCAAGCGTTATACGGAAACATAAATAAATCTGTGGTGGACGGAAAAGTTGTATGGGACATCCCATGCGATCCAAATAATACTGCAGAAGTTGACAATATCCCAAGAGAAGAAGGCGAAGGCTTGTTGTGCTATTTGATTCGCGTTTTTGAAGACTCGCAAAATTTTTTCGGTTCATTCAATCGCTGGGGATTCACTACTGTTGGTCAATCTATTTTTCAATTGCCCACGGCTTGGAATTCAAGCCCAAACGCATATCTTGTTTATGTTAATGGTGTGGTTCAAGACCCGATTAGCTATACAATATCGTCCACTTTCCCAAGAACATTGACGCGTTCGGTTGCGCTTTCGAGCGGACAAACTCTTACAGTAGTCGAACTTTCAAGCAAAGCTGGCGCGACTGGCGCAACTGGCATACAGGGAGCAACAGGACTTCGGGGAACTACTGGTGCTACAGGCGAGCGGGGAACAACCGGAGCCACGGGTGCAACTGGTCTTGGAGCCACGGGTGCCACAGGATTGCTTGGGGCAACTGGACTCACGGGGTCAACTGGAGCCACAGGACTTGGAGCCACCGGAGCCACGGGGTTGACGGGAACTACAGGAGCTACAGGATTGCTCGGAAGCACGGGGGCGACTGGGGTTGGAGCCACCGGAGCTACGGGATTTACAGGAACCACAGGCGCTACGGGTTTAACTGGGGCAACCGGATCAGGATCAACTGGATCAACTGGTTCTACTGGAGTTCAGGGCGCAACTGGATTGCTCGGGTCTACGGGAAGCACGGGAGTTGGGTTAGATGCATATGTTAGATCGGCAACCCCAGAAATTATATCTCTCGGAACAAAAACTTTTGCTCATCAAAATCCGCCGACGAATCAAGTGTATATTTCAAGCCAGAATGTGAGAGTTACTCCATTTGGGCAAGGTGGTTCTATTTGGATGGAGGGAATTGTTATTTCAACATCATCCACACAAACACAGATTAACATTCAAAGACTTTCTGGGGTTGGAACTGGAAATACCTATTTTTTATTTGATATAACACTCCAGCCGTTAGGGGCAACTGGTTTGGCTGGCGCAAACGGCGCAACTGGGGCAACAGGAATTGGCGCAACCGGATTGACAGGCGCTACAGGACCAGCTGGCGGTCCAACCGGAGCAACTGGAGCAACCGGAAAAGGAATCGATGCTGTTATCCAAAGTTCAAGTTCAAACAATATTGGATTAGGAAGCAAAAGTTTTTCTTATAGTTCCGCATTGAATCCGCCGTGGGTTCTTGGGCAAAGCGTCAGAATTGCTTCAACAAATCCCGCAGATTGGATGGAAGGAATAGTAACTTTAAGCGCAAGCGGATTTGTTACGATAAATGTAACATCGACATCTTTGCCAACTGGTCCATTTTATTCTTCTTGGACACTTGCGCTTTCCACGGCAACCGGAGCAACCGGAGCAACAGGTTCGCAAGGCGCGACAGGATTATCGGCATCCAGAATTCAACAAGTAACCAGCAATAGCTCTATAACAATTGGAACTGGAAGCAGAACTTTTTCATTTTCAACTATTCCAATAAGCGATCTTCCTTGGACATCATCTACTGTTGTCAGAGCAGCGGTTGATGCAACAACTTGGGTTGAAGGACCTGTGACGGCTTTAGGAAACACTAATGTTACAATAAATGTTACAAATTTTTCCGGAAGCGGAACGCATACTTCATGGCAATTGTCATTAGGCGGAATAGTTGGCGCTACAGGAATCGGCGGACAATCAGGCGCGGGAAGAATTTTTTCATCGACATCTAATAATTATTCGTTAGGCTCTAAAACATTTGCTTATCCTACTTTTGTTGAGCCGCCTTTTGTGCCAACATCAAATGTGCGGGTTATTCCAACTGATGGCAGTTCAAATTTTTTATTTGGTTCAGTAACTACCACTTTGGTTGGTAGTGTAACTATTAATGTCACAGCCGCTCAAGGAACCGGAAGTGTTAATAGTTGGTATATATATCCATATGAACTCGGCGCAACTGGACCGCAAGGCGCAACTGGGGCGGGAGCAACTGGTTTAACGGGTGCCACAGGTTTAACGGGGGCAACCGGATTAGGCTGGAACGGAATAACATCAAGCACATCTGTTAATTTGAGTTCGCCGTCGCCAACTTTCACTATTGTAGTCAATAAAATTGATGCGCTTGTTGTTGGAAGCAGGGTTAGGGTAATACAAAATGGCGGGACTCAATGGTTTGAAGGACCAATTAACACAATTGTTCCAGCAACCAATTCTGTAACAATACAAAAAAGCAGGACAAACGGAACCGCAACAATTACGAGTTGGAATATAAGTCTCGCTGGTGAAGTTGGTTCTACTGGAACTGATGGTTCAACTGGCGCAACAGGAATTGACGGTTCAACAGGTGCAACAGGAGTGGGGGCAACCGGACTTACTGGAGCTACTGGAGCTACTGGAGCTACTGGATCAATTGGCGGAATACAATATCTATTTTCAACAGATACGACAGATTCTGATCCCGGCAGCGGATATTTTAAATTTAATTCAGCAACTTCCGCAACGATTTCTTGGCTTTATATCAATAAAACAAATGCGCTTGGCGGAAATGCAACCAGTTGGATAACCACTTGGGATGACAGTTCAAGCTCTCTAAAAGGAGTTGTTGGTTTTACTGCGGAAGTCGCAAATTTCCTTTCTCAATTGTATGTTAATGGAACAATAATTGATGGTGGTGCATATTTTAAAGTTCCTGTTGTTAGTGCTTATAGTTTTATTATCCCAGCGAGCAATCAAACAAGATTTTTTACTTTCATAAGAAATGGAGATGCTGGAAGCACGGGGGCAACAGGCTTAACAGGAAGCACCGGAGCTACCGGAATAGGAGCAACGGGTGCCACAGGGGCGTTTGGGGCAACCGGACTTCTTGGGGCAACAGGCGCAACAGGACCAACCGCAGATTTGACGCCATACCTTCAAAAAAGCGGTGGGGATATGACTGGCAGGCTTGGAATCAGGTCAACTGCATACACAAGAGTTGCTGCTACCACTGCATCTGGAAGTTTGGTTGTAGATACAAGCGCAGGAGATTTTTTCACTCATGCGCTTGCCGCAAATATCACAGGATTTACTTTTCAGAACCTTCCGGCAAGCGGAACTGTTGAATCATTTGTATTGCAGATTGCATATAGCAGCAATGCCGTTTTTACAATCGCATGGCCTACAGGGACAAAATGGGGTGGCGGCTCAAGCCCGCAGCTCACTTGTCTAACAGGCAAATTCGATACTTTTCAATTGCTTACCTATGATGCTGGCGCAACATGGTTCGGATTCATTGTAGAACAAAATCAATAAAATGCTTATCATTGGCAAACGAAGGATAACCAATCCAAAACAAGTGCGTGGTTTGGATTGCTGGTATGATGCCAATGTTGGAGTATTTACAACAGCGGCTGGGACAACCCAAACAGCCGTTAATGGAGTTATTGGGCGCTGGGAAGATCAGTCGGGAAATGGATATCACTTAACTGCGCCGGACGCAAATCGACCAACGCTGGTAAATTCAGTGAATTCTTTGCGTGGCGTTAATTTTAATGGGACGAATCAATATATATCTGCGCCAAACAATTCTTCAGCAAGAATTGATAACGGAAGAATGATGTATTTGTTCACAGTGATGAAATTCAATTCCTATGTTGCCACAGGATTGTATTATCCAATTTCTAAAAGCGGAGGAACAGCATCCGCAACATCTGGATCATGGTGGATGCGTCGATGGGACAATTCCGCAACCGCCGGAGGCGTTCAAGGGCAATTGGATATGTTTTGGTGGACAAATGGAAACTGGGTTCTGCGTTCCGATGCCCCTTACACAAATACTAATACAACTCTTTTTGCATACTGTTTTCCGCAAACCCAAATCCGGCAAACGCAAGCCCAGTGGTATACTAATGGGTCGCTAACAAAGCAACTTACAATCAGCTCAAATAATGCACCAAGCACCCAACCCCAAAGGTTAATATTTGGCGCTCATCACACAACCGCTTCATATACACCTACCCATTTCGCAAATGCAATGCTAAATGAAGTTCTGATTTATATTCGCACACAAGCAATGACGCAGACAGAAATCGATGCAATAAACAGATATTTAAAAACGCGCTGGGCGCTTTAAGATTATGCCATACGAAAAAACAAAACTAAAAATGCCATCCGGATTTGTTGATCTCGGAGAGAAAATGTCACCTATTGATCTGGGGGAGCCGATGGAAAAAACAGAATACCACTATCCGTCTTTGTATTTTTCGGATGTGAAAGGTTTGGAAAAATTGCCTTCTTCTGGAGAGGCAACAATTTTTTTCAAAAAAGTTATGGACCGAAAAGAATCTACCACTATAAATGGAGAAACAAAAAATCGCCATAGTGTAGAGTTGTGTATTTGCGGCATAAAAGCCGATGGCGTTGAACAGGCGGAAGAACCAGAGGAAGAAGAAGAATCCGATGAAGACGAGATCGAAAAAGGTCTGTCTGAAGCGGAAGATGAAACAAAAAAACCCAAAATAGAAATAGAAATCGAATCCTAATGACAACTCCACGAAGCATTGGCGGCGAAATGCCTCCCACACCTACAGAAATACAAGAATCAGAAGTTGGTGAAGTTACTCTGACAATTCCGAAAGCCGAGTTTGACAAACTTCACGAAGCTGTCATTCAACTCGCGGGGATGGTTGATGGGTTGAAATCTCAGTTTGACATGCAAAAAATGTCTTCAGCTGAAGGCGGCGAGGAAATTCCTCCGCTTGGCGAGGAAATGTCTCCGAAAGAGGCTGATATGGCAGAATTGGCAATGTTTGCAAATGAATTAAGCTCAAGAAGCTAAAATGTTTGTATCCCAAATATTCGATGAATGCGCGGAAATTCTCGGGACAACCATTAACGAAAAGGTTTTCCGAAAAATTTCTCAAGCTGTTCAAACGCTATTAGAGGCTGGGCATTGGACTCATTCGACTGCAGAAATAGACATCTGCACAGGATGGGACAAAATGAGCGTTGTGCTTCCTCGCGGCGTCGATACTCCGCTGGCTGTGAATGTTGATGGAAGTCCGCTTTATTTCAGAAATCGGCTGTTCCAATATCATATTAACAAAGGGGGAAGATTCAATCCGGTTACTTGGGCTTGGGATGATAGGGGATACACGGCGACAATGATGGACATTATTCAGCCTTCGCAATTGGTCGCTGTTGCGGAATTGGATAATGATGCTGGGAAAATTTTGCGCATTCTTGGAACAAACTCTCAAAATCTTCCGCTTCGCAGTCAACTTGAAAACGGAATTGGTGTTGATGGAATTTTAGTCAAAATTCATTCGCAGTCGGACTATCCGTTGGGTGTAATTTTGCCGGATTCCGAAACTGTCGAAACGCGGAAAGTAGCTATAGAACCAATTTCGTTTTTCAAATCATTTGGTCCGCACACCCTTTCTTCCGGAGAGGGCGTCAACATTCAAAACACAAGCGGTGTTATTCCTGTCCCGCTGTCGAACGGCGATGTTTTATATGTTGGCGTTGTGGATTCGGAAACAATTCAACTTTATAGAGATCAGATCAACGCTACACTTGGTTCCTATCCGATTATTTTGCAGAGCATAGTTGGCGCTGGCACGCTGCGCATTCGCGACAGCAAACCAAGTCAAGTTGTAACGGCTCTATCCTTTAGCGGGACGCCAATTATTTCTTTGAGCGCCGCAAATCCGATTGCGTTTCCTGCTGGGCAGGCGCTTCCTGCGCCGTTGAAAGAAAAGGTCACCTATTTTGGAAATCTGATTAATGGAACCAGCATGGAAATTTACGAATCTTTGAGCGATGCTCAAAATTCTACAAATCCAGTTTACACAACAGGAACCACAGATACAATTTTAGTCGATCTTCGCAAAGAAATTGTTCCAGAAACAAAACTAACATTTTCACTTGAGCATTATTTTTTGCAGGGCGACCAAGTGCAAGTATTCACATCTGGAGGAACTCTCCCAAATCCGCTCATCGCGAACGCAAATTATTTTGTTAACATTATAGATTCGTTTACAATCACTTTACACGAATCGCAAGCTGATGCTCTTGCCTCAACTCCTACCTCTGCCGTAAATCCTGTTGAGCTTATTGATGCCGGAACAGGAACTAATTTTGTTGTAAAACTAATCGCTTCAAGTTTTCGCTCTGGCGAGACATCCCAAGTAACAGCGCCAGGTCTAAATATTTCGACCCCAAGCGGTTCCGGCGCTTCATTCCAAGCCGTTGTTACTGGTTCCGTGCGAGCCGTTCAAGTCACAGCGCAGGGAAACGGATACGCCACAGTTCCTTCAGTAACATTTTCCGACCCTCCCGATCCGCCGATTGGTTCAAATCAGCAAGCCGTTACAGCAACAGGCTACGCGATTATCAATACTACAAGCACGAAATTAGAACAGATTATTATTACGAATCCCGGACTTGGGTATACTGATCCTCCCGCGATTACTATCGCCGCTCCGACTGGGGGGTCGCCAGCGCAAGCAACAGCGTCCGCAACGATACAAACATCGTTTGTCTCGTATTTCACGAAAATTTCCGGAGGAAGCGGATATCGGCAATCGCCGCAGGTGCAAATATCTGGCGGTGGCGGTTCCGGAGCAACTGCCCAAGCTGTTGTAAACAATTCGGTGATCGATCTTGTTTCTATATCAGTATCTGGGACAACGGCAACCGCGACAACTTCGCTTCCGCATGGTTTCAACAAAAATTCTATCGTTACATTGCTGAACTGCCAGCCTGCGGTGCCTTTCAATGGCGATAAAACTGTTCTAACAGTTCCGACATTATCAACAAATGTCACTATAGCAAGAAGCGATCTAATTAATACAACGAGAGCCATTGTTACATCTTCAACGCCTCACAATTATTCCACAGGACAAATTGTTGAAATTGTTGGAGCCGCGCAAGCTCAGTATAACGGAACTTTTTCGATTACCGTAATAAACCCAACGCAATTTTATTATACAGTAACTGGAAGCCCAGCAACCCCAGCAACTGGAACAATTCAAGCATTGGTTCCAAACCCTGCGGGATTAACATTTACTTTTGCTGTTCCTTCGGGAACTCCGAACGCAACAACCGCTGGAGAAGTTTTTTCCGGAGAAGTTGTTGGTCTAAATATTATAACTTCTGGAACTGGTTACACATCAAGTCCAGCTGTAGTTTTGACGCCATCAACGGGTGTGTTCGTTGAATTTTCAAGCACCGGAACGCTTCCAAATCCAATTGTGTCTGGAACGGCGTATCGGGCAGAAGCTCCGCTTGATACAAATTCTGGTGTTTTCACAATCAAAAATGCAGATTTTTCAAAATTTAATTTAACAGGCGGCGGAAGCGGAACTTTTTATACTGTATTGTCTCGCTCATTTGGTGTAAGTTTCACAAATCGCTGGAGAGGTGATTTTTCAAACATTCCATCAGGTCAAGGAATATATTTTGGAACGGATTTTCAACTTCCGACAACTAATCCTCCAATTGACAACGGAGTAACACAATATTTTCTGACTAAAATCTCTGATCGAGTTGCGCAGATTGCCGAAGTTGACAACGATCTAATTAAAGTTGTTTCTTTCGGAACAGGACAAACCTATTTTGCTTTGCGGTATCCGGTTCGTTCTTTGCCGTATAACAATTTAATAAAACCAGATTCAGTAAATTATTTACAGGATGATGAAATTGTTTCTTTTCGTAGTTCCGGAACATTGCCGTCTCCAATTTTAGAAGCGGTTTCATATAAAATAAAACTTGTTGGGAATTCCGTTCAAATATTCGACACAAACAACAATCAAATAATTTTAGGGGACGGAGGAACAGGACAACTTATATTGGATATTGAAAGAACAGTTGCCCCGCAACCATCAAGTAAAATTGTGTGCAGCCATAGTTTGTTTGCAACCGGACAAGCTGTTTCTGTGCGATCAGCAAACGGAGATTCTTTGCCAAGCGGTCTTAGCGCTGGAGTTTTGTATTATGTGCGAAGAGTTGACGAAAACTCTTTCGAGCTTTACACGACAAAACAAAGCGCTCAATCTGGAGGTGTAGCAAATATTGTAAAATATTTAACTCCAGGAAATTCTGCTGAAAGCGAGTTCTACATTGACGCAATTGATGAAAAAGTTGTAGTTAAAACAGTCTCGCAAATTGAGAAACCAATAACCGATGGATATGTTTCTTTATATGCTTGGGATTTGGGTCGATCTAATGATATGACGCTAATTGGGCGCTATCATCCTTCGGAGATAAATCCACAGTATCGCAGGATTAGAATTGGGAAACCCTGTGCATGGGTTCGCATCGCATATCGACCTTCTGCGCCATTTATTACTTCTATTTACGATTATATTCCGATTGAACACGAACGCGCAATAATTGCGGCAATTCACGCGGTTGACATGGAAGACAAAGATTTTGCCGAGCAAGCCGCAAGGTATTGGGCAATCGCTTTGAATTATTTGAAAAACCAGCAAGAATACATTGACGGACACGCCATGACTCCCCCGCAAATAAATAATATAACTTATGGCGACGGAACAGATGTTTTTATTAGCTGATGAAATCTCCTCAAGTAACATCTGGAAGAATTCAAAAAGTAACCAGCGGATGGTTTGCTGGTGTTAATTCTGTTCGCAATCCGTGGCTTTTGCCGGAAAATCAATTTAAATGGGGCGTAAACATTCAAGTAAGAGGCGGATTGGCGCAAACCCGTCCCGGCATGGCGATGCGCTTGTCATTGCCAGCAGGAAATTTTCAAGGCGGAATTTTCTTCGCAGCGAATCGCCAAAAAACTGCGGCAAGTATTTCTGAAGTTAATGGTGTAACAATTGCAACCAAGGCAAAAATATTTACACCAGACGGAGAGGGAATTGTTGCCGATGAATTGCCGTATATTGTCTTTGCGGTGAATGGATCGATATATTATGCTCCTTTTCCATTGGAACAGCCAAAAGATTGGAATGAGTATAAGTTGTCCAATGTTCAAATGGACCCAGATGTTGAAAATTTTGTTTTTGCATTGGCAACGCAATCTGCGAACATCTCGACGGGTAAAAACGAAATCGTTACGCCGTCTCATCGTGTTGTTTTTATTCAAGATGGCATAAGCGCACCCGCTTATTGGGATGGCTCAAACAAAACAGGTTCACAATCTAAAGATATTCCCACGGGAACTTGGATGGCATTTTCCGGAAATCGTTTGTGGATAGCCAACAAAAATATTGTATTGGCATCTGATCTCGCAGACCCGACATCTTGGGAAGAAAGGAAATCAGGAGCAGGGCGAGGGGATTTTGCTTTTTCTCGACCAATAACAGGTCTTGTGTCTTATGTTGGTCAAGACACCTCTACACGACTCATCGTTTTTACAGACAGAGCTACTTTTTCACTTGCCAGCGGAATTTTAGATAGGTCTGCATGGACAAGCACGCTAAACTTCCAAAATACTCTATATCCAACTGTCGGATGCGTGGCGGGGAAAAGCATTGCGTTTCAAGCTGGGCAAATGTGGTGGTATTCGCAAGGGGGACTGGTTGCGGCAGATGTGGCGGCAGCTTCATATTTGTCGTCGCAGGTTTTGTATAAAGATGTCGAAATGGCGCGGACTAAAAGGTTCATGGCTGGCGATAATACAAAAATATGTTCCGCTTCTTTTGAAAATTACATTTTGATCAGCGTTCCCCATCTTGAACGCCTCAATTCAGAGACAATGGTTTTGGATTATGCCGCAGCGTCAGAGTGGACATCAACACGAACGCCTGCGTGGTGTGGTGTTTGGACGGGAACTCGCCCGATAGAATGGACAACGGGAACAGTTGGCGGACAACAGCGATGCTTTCATTTTTCTGTGGATTACGCCGCGACAACAGATGGTTCATACAATCATTTGTGGGAGTGTTTCGTTCCGCAAAAATACGATAGTTACCTTGAAATACTTCCAGACGGATCGACGCAAGAGAAAAAAAATCGTATTTATAGCCAGATTGAAACAGCGCAAATGGGCGATGGAATGGATTACAAACAGTTCATTTATGCTGAAATAGAAACATCTGAAATTGGCGGCATAACAGATGTTTCGGTTTCGTTTCGTGGCAGTAAAGGCAAATACAAAGAAATTTTGCATAAACGGCTACTCGCGGTTACTGACGAATTTCAATGGAGAGACACGCCATATGAAGAAGAGATTCAAAACCTCGGGTATTTGCAGACGCAATACCGAAGGCTAATAACCGAAACGGCTCAAAGAACCGCCGACTACACCACTTGTGAAAACGAATACTCAATTGATATTGACAAGGCTTTTTCAATATTAATTGAATGGTGCGGTCAGCTTGGCGTCGAAATTATTCGCGTTTTTATGGACCCGTATGCCACAAAAGCATTGGGCGTTCCGCAAAAAGACGAAACAAAATATTGTGTCGTGGGTCAGGGAGGGGAGAACATAGTAATAGATTCTTTGCCGGACCGTTATGCTCAAACTGATGGCTCTCAAAAATCATGGTATGCGCAAATTTCAAAAACAATTAACTTGGAATGTCCTGCGCCCTCTTTGACTCCAACAGTTGCGGCAACAGCTACAGCTTCATTTTTATCATTTATCAACTATGAACACGCAGAAGCGGAGGCTTCAAAACTTGCCGAACAAGCAGCGATAGCCGCAGCACAAGAATATCGCACACAAAATCCTTGCGAATAAAATGCCATCTATCACTACAGCATCTATTCCTGTTACAGATTTTCCGTATCGATTTGTTTTTCCATTCAACGATGACGGAGTGGTTCCATTGTATTCTGCAATAAATTTTATAAATCCAAAAGAAACTTCTTGCTTGCCGTGTTGCGTGTGTGGCACTATAAAACAACGCAGCAACGCTATAGCAGAACAGGCGAGTCGCTATAAAAACTATGTCCCCAACCAGACGCTAAAAAATCAAATAACAGTAGGAGCTATATAAATACATGACAAAACAAATAGAATACCGACCAATTCCAAGAGACAGCGGCGAGTTTTTGGAGCTTGTTGATTTTGCGGAAGACTTCAATCATAAAATTTACGATCACCCGCAAATCAATGTTGTTGGGTTTTACAAAGAAAATCAACTGTTCGGTTATTCGGATCATGTCTTCATTCCGACAATTTATCCTGCATTCCACCCAAAATTCACAACACCGAGAGATGTTTTGCAGTGCATGCATGATCTAAAAGTTTACGCGCAAGTTAGCGGAACAGTTGGTTATATTGGTGTTCCCCTCGAAAGTGAAAGAATTGCATTCACAAATGATATAATGGCTAAACTCGGTTTGCATCGTTTGCATCGAGAAATTTATAGCCTATAAAGGAGAAAAAATGGGAAGCGCACCAGCACCAAGAACTTATAATGTGGCGAATATGATTCCGCCGCCCGACAATCGCATGACATGGGAATTTTTGCGTGCGGCGACAGACATGGGCGGTGGCGCAATGGAATTGCATAGGAAAAATTTGGAACTTGCTTCCAAAATGCCTCCTATCATGCAACAGACAGACATTGATGCGCTTTCGAGGCAAGCGCATGAATTTGGTCTTGGCAATCTACTGCGTTCACGCAAAGCCGAGCAATACACAGACCCTGCGACGGCACAAATGCGAGCCGGAATTAGCCAGCGGATAAAAGATGCAACATCTGAAGAAAATTTCCCCGCTTTTATGGACCGCTGGGCGAGGGAGAGAGGTTTGGCAAGTGTTGCCGCAAGCGGAATTGATCCGTCCAGCACAGTTGGAAGGTCTGCCATTTTCGATGCAACAACGGAAGCTGGAAGGAGGCGGATTCAGGAGGATATAGGATTGCAACAGGCGTGGCTGGCTCAACAGCAAGCGCCGATGGGTGGGCTTGATCCTTCAGCTGCAATCACAATGCAGGAAACCACAAAAGCTGGAAACATTGGCATGCAAAACGCATGGCAACAACAGCAATTGCAAAATGTTTTCGGTCTTGGGCAATCCTATCAAGATTGGATGGAAAAAATGATGGGAAGCACCCTGTCTGGAATACAGTCAAGCAATCAGGCAACACGCGATTATCAAGAAATGTTGATAAATTCTGTGTTGGGAGATGCCAACGCATACAATCAGATGGCAGGAGCAAAGTCGCAGGGAGATCAACAAATGGCAGGGATTCTTGGTGGCGCTGCACTCGGCGCAGTTGGTCTTGCAGCAGCGGCAATGATATAAATACTAAATAAAAACTAAAAATGAAAGAATTAGTAAATAAAACAGTAGAATTAATAAATCTCTGGAATAAAAGATTTCCTAAAGCTGTTGTGTTCTGGTCTGGAGGAAAAGACAGCACGGCGATGCTGCATTTGTTAAAATATAAAGCATGCCTTGATCTTCCAATTGTTCAATTTAGAGAACCGAAATTTCGCGAGCGTTATGAATATTCAGACATGCTGATTAAAAAATGGGATTTGAATGTTTATGACTATCCTGCGCTTAAAATGGCACTTGCTGATGGACCAGATGTCGAAACCGGAGAAGTGCGCTTCGACTTGTTGAAATATTTTCAATGGGGAAGCAAATGCATGGTTATGTCTCTCGGCACAGAAAGACCAAAAGGCGACGAGAAGTTTTTGTGCGCGGTTGACGATTTTCTTCAAAGACCAACGGGAACATTCAATTTTATTTGGGAGTCTGTTTATATTGGAACGAAAAACACAGACACAGATTTAATCAAAGGTCGAGTTGCGGTAACCACACACATTCGATATGCCGAAGGCTCCCCAATTAGTTTGTATCCATTGCGGGATTGGACGGATGAAGATGTTTATCAGTATTTGGAGGAAGAAGGTGTTCCGCTCGACCCAACGCGGTATTTGAAAGTTTCTGGGAAATGGCAAAACAATCCCGACAAGTCGATGAATGCCGATTTTATTCCGACTTGTCTAAATTGTGTTGACAGGCATGCTGGAAAATATGTTTATTGCCCAAAGTTGAAGTCTCAAATTTCAAATATAAGCGCATACGCCCCATATGAAGACATTGTTATTGAGGACCTTGGGTTTAAACCTGTTGACTGGAATAAAAATAAATCAATATGTTCGACTGCCAATCCTGTGGAGCCTGTTGCAGCTACAAATGGTCGTGGCCAATCCTCAAGAGAGACAAAACCGATGCAGCGGGAATACCGAACAACTGGATTCGCAAAGACTATCCGTTAATGAAAACCAACAACAACAGGTGTATCGCCCTAAACGGAGAAGTTGGCGTCTCTGTTAACTGTTCTGTTTATAATTGCAGACCCGAAGCGTGTAAAAAATTTGTTGTTGGCTCAGAACTTTGTCTTGAGGCGCGAAAAAAGAAAGGCATTTGATATGGGAGGATTTCAAAAAGCATTAGGCAGGGTATATCAACCGATCCGGCGAGTTATTGATCCATTAAATATAATGGATCCTATGAATATTTTGCCGGGAGCAACGCTGGGGGGAGGGAGAAAACCTTTCACTCTTGATCCTAATTATGGCGGAGCGTTGGCTAAAATGTTTCAAGGTCCAAAACAATCAGCTTATAGACCATATGATTTTTCTGGAATGCAGCAGATGATGCAACAGCAGAGCCAAAATCCTGCGATGATGTCTGTTTTGCAACAGAATCAAAAAACTACCGCAGATTCTCAAGCGCGACTTGCGGCTGACTTGCAAGCAAAAAATGCTGCGCAACAGCAGAATATTCGATCGCAACTTGCGGCAGCAGATAGCGGCATGCAAAATTTTTCCAGCAAACCAGCAATCTCTGTGGAGTATTCTTTTTTGCCAAAATCTTCACAGTATGAAAAAACACAATTGGCAAACAAGTTCACGCCGCCTAAAATTAGTGATATAACTTTTGGCGGAATTTAACACAAACAAGAAAGGAAAAAACAATATGGGAGGCGGAGGAGGACCAAGCTCTGGAGACATCAGACGGCAACAACAACATGAAGCTGCTATGATGCAAATGCAGCAGCAAATGATGCAACAACAAATGGAAGCTCAAATGGCAATGTTGAAATATCAACTTGAACAAGCGGACATTCAAAGGAAAGCCGCAGAACAAGCGGCAAAAGATGCGGCTATACAGACGCAGTCAAATACGGCGCAACAAGCGGCAGCGCAAAACCAACAAAGTATTGCCAGCCAGCTTACAGGTCTTAATACGACACAACAGTTACAAGACCAAGCCGCCTCTGATCAATATCAACAAGCAATCTCAAGCGGGGCGGAAACCGCAACAGGAGGTTTCGATCTTGCAACCAGCAAAGCTGATGCTCTACAACAATTGGGAGCCGCAAGCGGGACGCTGCCACAGACGCCATCAAATTTGCTTGGGCAAATGTCTGTTTTGAACCCTGCAGCAACAACTGCAGAGGCATTAAACCAACAAACCGGAGGAACAACCAACCAACAAAACCTCGCCGCCCAACAGAGCGGACTGGTTTTCGGAGGAACATAATCATATGGGCGGAAGAGGAAGAAGTCGCGGCAGATTCAACGGAAAACTACTTCCGCTGACTGCACTTACACAAAAACAAACAAGCGGTGCGCCAGCAACGCAAACCGGAATAAAGCAATCGCAAGCGGAAATCGACAAATTAAAACAACAGCTTGCAGATCAACAAAAGGCAGATAAAGCTGCCGCAATGGAGCGCGAGCGTGTAAATCAAGCAAACGCCGAGTCCATGCGTGCCAAAATGTTTGCAGATGCAAATCGAGGAATGATCGATGAGCAACTTGCGTCAACGCTTGCGCAACCAATAGTCGCAACTGCGCAACAGTATGCAGCTATGAATCCGTTTACAGTTGGTGCTTATGGGAAAAATCAGCAACAGCCAGCTCCCGCTCAACAGTTTTCGCCAACTCCATTAACGCAAACAACTCAAGCTGTGATGGCGCAAAAATTGAATGCTGGTGGTGGCGGAACAAATCAACAGCAAAATCAGTTTCAAGCGCCAAACACTTCTGGTTTAACCTTCGGAGGAGTGTAATATGCCAAAAGTTACATCTGGACAATACAAAGGAAGAACCGCCAACGAAAGCGGCGGAAAATATTATTTATACAATGGGCGTCTGCGAGTCGAGGTTCCTAAAAAGGATATTGCGCAAAATAACGCACAAACGAGCCAAGCGGATGCGCTTCGACAGCAAATGGCGCAACAGCAAGCTGTAATTGATAAACAATTAGCAGCAGCTGAAAAAGCGCTGGAAGAAGAGAAAAAAGCCGCTGAAGAAGCCGCCAGAAATCGCCAAATTGACATGGAATCCACTCGCGCAAGAGAACTTGCTCTCGCAAATCAAACCTCAATAGGTCAAGAGTTAGATTCTGCTGCGCAATCAGTTCAAAGTTCTGGCGTTCCATCAAATCAGTCAACTTATCAAGCAAGCGGTTATTCTGCGCCGAAAATTGATGCCGCAAAATCAACAACGGGGGCAGCGGCAACTCCAGACAATCGTAGCGCTATGGCAGCGGCAACAAAAACAATTAACGAAGAATCGGGCGGGACAAATCGTCAACTCAACCAATCCTTTTCCCCGCCAAATACAACTGGATTAGTTTTTGGAGGAGCCTAATTATGCAATCAACGAGTCTCGCAAATCTTGCGCCACTTCGGAGCGGCGGTAGTTTCAATTTTGCCGTTCCCGAGAAATTCCAGTTCATTGAACATGATCCATCGGTTGTTGCGCGAGCCTTCTACCAAGGAAGAACAGATATGTGGAAAGGTTTGGCAGATGGAGCGCTTTCGGCAATGGGAAGCGTTACTGGAGCGATGAAAAGCGCCAGAGCCGAAAAACTCGCTGATGCAAAATCGCAGACTGAACACGAAAGAGCAAAAGAACTTGCTGGCATTCGGTTTGGGGATAATCAACAGTATGATTCTCTGAAAAATCAACTAACGCAAACTAAAATCGATGAGATACAGCGACGCATGGATGATTCATTGCCGAAAGAAGCGCGACCCCAAGGATACTGGAACACGCGAGGAAATGACATTCCTTCCGGAGAAAAGATTCTTACAGAAGACATCGCGGCTGAATTTTTAGCAGAAGCTGGCGGTGATGTTGAAAAAGCAAAAGAATTAGCAAGACAAGCCGGATACTATTAAAATGCCACCAGCAACTCCTGCCCTCGCCGCAATCCCCGCGCCAACTCCAAGCCCAACGCCGTATCCGGCGCTTGGAACTGCGCAAAAACCGCAAAACGATATTTTCGAGCAAGTCGCCGCAAAAATCGCGGCTGGAACCTATCAGCCAAAACCTCGCGACCTCAATAAATACGAAGTTCTGGACGAACTTATTGGCGCTCCGTATGCGGGAATAGGGGACGCTGCGTATGCGAGAGATAAATATAAAGAATTGACTGGCGACGATGTTGAACTTGTAACGGAAATAGACGAAAGAACTCGCGAGCCATATTATTATCTGATTCCGCCCGATCCAGAGCGGAAAAACATGGAAGTCCAATCGGTAAAATATGCAGACGGCAAAAAAACTGTAGAATACGCTCCTAAACCGGATTTGTCCGTTGAACTAAATAGGATTAATACCGGAAAAGAAATGCTTGGAACGATGGAAAAACAAATCCAAGCGATTCAAAATTTGGCAGATAAAGGAATTCTGCCGGATGTTGGGAAATTGGGGAGCTATGTTCAATATTTACCGTTCGACACAGATGCTAATGATATTCGCATTCTTGTAAAAAATGTGCAAGGCAATGTTGCTTTCGAGCAGCTGATGAAGATGAAAGCGGAGTCAAAAACAGGCTCCTCGGGTCTTGGCGCTTTATCAGACAAAGAGCTTGGTCTGTTGGCTTCTTTGCAAGGTTCAATCGATCCGGACATGCGATCTGATCAATTTACAACCAATTTGTCTGACATCCTTCGCAAAACACAGGAACAAAAGAAAATTCTTGAGGAAGAAGAGATAAAAATGCGAAAGGAATATGAAACTGGCGAAAAACAGACTCAAATGACGCCAATCAAAAATTATCCTGTTGTGACAAATCAAGAGGAATATCTAAAAATTCCAGCTGGTCCTTTTTATTGGAAAAATCCGACGACAGGCGAACTTGAACTTAGACAAAAACCTAAATAATGGCTTGGCAACCACCCGAAGAAACAAAAGTCTGGTCTCCGCCAGACGAAACAAAAATTTGGTCCCCGCCAGAGGAAACGCTTCCAGAAAATCTTGTTCATGTCAAAGAACCGCGTGAATTAAAAAAACTGAAAGAAAGCGGCGAAAAACTGACCGAAGAACAGGAGAGAATACTTTGGGAGGAAGAAGACAAAAAAGGATTACTGCAACAAATTGATGAATATTTGCCGCAAGCGGCAGCTGGGCTTGAAAAAGCAGTTGCAGATATAGGCACAGGCGCTGCAAAACTCGCGTGGAAAGGCGCAATTAAACCGCTCCTCGCGTTGCCAGCAATAACCGCTGACCCAAGTCAGGTCAAAGCTGGCGAAAAAGTATACGGGACCTCATACACGCCAGAAGAAGGGAAAAAAATCCGAGAGGATTTTATCAATTCTTGGCGGTCGTTTGCGATCGGAACCGCGACTGATATTGAGGAAATGGTTTATACTGGGATTCGCGGAGCCGCGTATGGGACATCGGTTACAGACAAGGCGTTTGGCGTTCCCAAAGAAGAACGCTGGAGAAAATACCAACTTCGCGAAGGAATGCGCGAAATCCAGCGAGCAATGGTTGAGGCGAATCCGGACCGTGCCGCTGCGCTCATTGGTGAGAACGATTTGCTGAAAGCGCTCGCCGCGCAAGTTGTTAAAGCGCAAGGCGGAAGTCCCGAAGAGATTGCCATGGCAGGGCAGATGTATGAGGAACTCGCCAAAGAAGCTGGTTTGACGGCAGAAGAAATTGATCAGCAGATTAGCGCGGCAGGAGAATTCTTTTCGCCTGTTGCGATTCCCGGCGCAAACAAAGCAACAGAATTTATCGGGAAAAAAACAGGGAAGGCTTTAGATGCAGCTACAAACAAGACCTTGCAAGGCTTGAAATATGTTGCTGGCGGTATCGAAAAAACTTCCGCAGGCGTTGAAAAAGGCGTCGAATTTGCACAAGAAGCCGCAAAAAAAATTGGTGAATATACTGTCAATGATCCTGACACTTGGGTCAAAGGCACGGTCAACACCGCCGCAATTCCTATTATGGCAATTGCCAAGCCAACAACGCGAACGGCGCGAGTTGTGAAAGATGTCTTGCGGCAAGTCGATGTTGGCGGAACAGCGGGAAGACGCGGAATGCTTGAACGGGCAGGACGCGACGCGGAAAGTTCAGAATTTACGCGAAAACTGTTTGGCGCAGAGGGCAGGGGCGGCATCGCCAGAGCAAAAACAGCAGATTGGATGATTCGGCAAAGCAACGCGATTATTCAGCCTGCGGTAAATGGCGCGGCGCTCAACACGCTAATGGGACTTCCAGACATAGAAACTGCCGAACAAGGCGGATATATGTTTGGTTATGGGTGGGGGGTTGGCGGATTGGCTGGCGCACGAATTCCGCAACGCGCACAGACTCTTATAGACCCAACTTTGACTGCATCAGAACGAATCAGTCAGTTGATAATTCCAGACCCAGCGCAAATACGCAGAGACGAGGACGCTGATCTGGCGCGTTTTAGGGCGCAGATAACTCCAGAATTCAGACAAACATTAACTTCTTTGTCGAGTATTGATAAGCGTAAATCTGCGCTGGACGCTCATATTGCTGATCTTGAAAAACAGAAAGCAAGAACGATAAATCCGGCAGATTCCGCGTTTATCGAAACACAAATAGTTGGCGCAAAAAATCAAAGAGCCGCGCTGGATAAAGCTACGCCAGAAACACAAAAAGAATTTGATAGACAGGTTGAGTTAGCTTTTTTAGACAATCTCGACCAAGCTCAAGCAGTTGTTGCGGCGTCCGGCTTGCAAAACTTCCGATTGGTTGTATTGCAAGACGCTGACGCCGACACATTTATTCGGAATCTGTATGGAGATAAACTGCGGGAAGCCGAGCGGGTAATCGATAATATGGGTTTTGGGGACGCTGTTGCGCTTCAACAGGCAACCGAATTGGTGAATAGGTATCGCGCAGAAGTTGATCAGGCAAAGAATTCTCGCGGATTTGCTATACAGGAAGACAAAGTAGATGAAAAAAATCCGCAGGGCGTTCCCATTCATCTAAGAAAAGTAAATCAACAGGGCGCAACTGTTGTTGTCAATGCCGATTTGATTAAACATCTAACAAACAGAGGATTTAATTTTAGGGATGTCGTTTCGCATGAAATTCAGCATGGTCTGAATGGTTTTAAAGAAGTTCAAGAGCTACAGCAACCGCTTCGCAATTTTCTTTTTGATCAAAAAATCCGAAATCTGGACGGAACCTACGAAACAGTTCCGTCAGGGTATTATTCAGACGCGGATTTGGACCGCTATGCTATCGAATATGCCAAAAAGATGTCTCCCGCTGATGGTGGCGCATCGTTTTTGGCTTCATTTGGTGGAAATGTTGGCAAATTGCGGACCTACATCAAAGAAGAGATTATTTCAGAATTGGCGTCAACATCCGGAGACTATAATAACGGATTGCGAGCCAGCATAGACGACCAAGGACGGGCAATCATGGATTGGCTTGAGGTTGCCACAAGAAATGGAAAGCTAAAAGTAATCAAAGAAGGTTTGCGTAAAGCTGGCGTTATTTTTGATAATAACGGAGGCGTTAGCGAGACCCTAAACATGAAATTTACGCCAGAAATGCTGGCGATGTTTCGCGAATATCAAAGAGGGCAGCGCGATCTTAATCAGACGCTGACCTATAATCGCGGAGAGGAAGTTAATGAGCCGGATATTCCTTGGATTAAAGTTTTAGACAGTCGAATTCTTCAAGACAAAAACAAGGATATTGGAATTTTCGAAACTGAGGTAATTGTCAAAGCGACCGCGCCAGACGGAACTGTTACAGAAATTGTTGTTCCGCCAAACGCTCAAATAAATCCGTTTTTGGATGTCTACACAACCCAAGATGGAAAACTCATTGATTCAGACGGAAATCCCGTGGATGTCGGTTCGGACGATTTGTTTAGCTCTTTGCCGAACAATGTAAAATTGACTGTCGATACGCGAGTCGCTCGGAAAGCAGACGGAACGCCGATTATTCTCTCTCCTGTAGAGATGAGGCGGCGGATTACTGCGAGGACGGCGATGATCAAAAATGCTTTTGACACAGCGCCAGAAGACGATTCCGGAACAAAGATGCAAGATATTGGGAGCGGGCAATACAGGGGCGCTTTAAGCAAGTCGCAAGTTGAGGCTGTATTAAATTTGCCAAATAATATTGTCGCGCCACAAATCAAACGCCTGATTATTTTCACCAATGATATTTTAAGGCGAAAAGACGGGACAAGGATGCTTTTTGAGTATCAACCCGCATTGTTGAACGGAAAATACAAAGCATTATCTCCGCGCATTCGCGACGAAATACCGATTGGTTTTCATTTTTCAAAAGATGGAAATTTCCTTGTGACCACAATGTCGGTTTCGCGAATGAAAGATAAAGCCGACGCTTGGGCAGCGCAGAAAAAAATGAATTTGGCACCATGGAACGGGGATTTGGGAAGGTTCTGGGATAGCGTTATGGTTTTATTGAAAAACCACGCCGAAGGGCATGTTGGAGAAACCGATTTGGACCCTGACCCTTTCATTGCTCGGCGCAAAAAAAACAAGATCAATGACCTTTTTAATGTTTACACAAAAGACACAAAAGACGCGAATCCAGAAAGGTCAACTTTGCCGAGGAGAAAAGGAAAAGACTCTCTGGATGTTATTGTAAGGTCGCGCAGGCTTGATCGCATAACTCAATTTGAAGAGAGCATGCAACAAAAAATGCCCTTCAATTATGAATTGGCAAAAATCAACTATATGCCTGTTAACAATGCTCTGGCTGGAGAACAAACGCCAGAGCAGTTCATGGACAATATTGGGGGAACAGTTACAGCAACAAAAATCCGTAAAGCAATCGCGCAGGACAATGTTGAAAAATTGGAGCTTGAATTGCGCAACGCAAATGAACTTCGCCCATTTGAAACTTTGATGATTGGCGGAGATGCAGAAAATCCAACAATTCGCGTAACTTCTATTTTCGATCCAGAATTCGTTCCTGTTATGGAGGACGGGGAATCGGTTGTTGATTATGACGCGCCAACTGAAGCGGCTCTGCAGGAATACGAGGCGCAAAAAGCGAAAACCCAGCAGCCAATCCAACCCGAAATAAAAGAAGAAAATGAGGTTGGCGCTGAACAAAAACAGGCTGATTTGCCTGAAACAAATCGCATGGCTTCGGACATACAATACATGCCTGTTCCAGATCAGAAAACACTTGCGGAAATGGCAGCACAACTTCCCGAATACGAAGTTAGTATTGAGGAAGGTAAAGATATAGATCTTTTTGATGTCGCAAGAATAATTATTAGTTTGCCAGAAGGCAGCACTCGCAGCAGAATTCGGGATTCAATTGAAAATAGCCGCTATAAAAAACTCGGTAAAAATGTAATTGGATACGCAGAATTACGAGCAGAACACGAAGACAGACCAACTGCCGTCAGCGTTGACTATACAGAAATAGCGACACCATACCGAGGGCAAGGTTACGGGCAGGCACTATATCGGGAGATTGCTAAATACGCGCAAAAATATGGGAAAAAATTTATAGCGTCACACAGCGTTTCGCCAGAAGCATCAAAGGCGAGAGATAGATTGTTCAAAGAAATTGCTTGGGACGGCGGCAAATGGGAAGGCGAAGGGTATTCAAAACTGAGCAGAATTTCTCCTGACATACAATACATGCCAACATCCAAGCCATCCCAAGAATATGGTTTGGAAGAAGGGCAAGAGGCTGAAACGCGCCTAACGCCTCGCGCGCTATACAATCTTTACTGGATCAGCACCGAGCCAGAGCCGACCAATAGTTACGGCAAAGAATTGCAATCTGAATATCTAAACAAATACAAAGCTCTTTATTTGGATGTTTTCAAAGATTTGGTAAAAAAACAAATCGACAAATATATTCGTAGGGGAAGGGTTGATTCGTTTGTTACTCCAGACGCGCTTGCAAAGGCGAATACGGGGGAAGCGCTCGACCGCCTGATGAAAGGCACCTACAGGAGCGATATGCGCCGAAGAAATGACCTGTGGAATTTAGTGACAGGATTTATTGGCGATCTCGAAAATGCAAAAACGCGAAACGACAAACTGTTTTACATGGATAGGCTGAATAACGCCATTCACAACACACAAGAGTTGTTGTTCAGCAAATTTGAGAATTCCGGTTCTTTGCAGTCAGCGTTCGACACAATATCAAACGCTAAAGACACTCGCGCATATTCAAGATATGTAGATAAAGATTTGCGAGAAGCCACGCAATTCACAGGAAGCGGAATCGCTTCTTTGCCGTATGTGCGTTATTCGATTCCTAAAGACCCGAGAACGCTGATGGCGGATTTCTATCTTTTGACAACTTCTGCGGGTTTGGGGAATCTGTATTCTGATCCTTACACGAAAGGTTTTGTTCCATTGATAAATGAAGGAGAAGGTGTCGTTCGCGGGAAACGCTATGAAGCCTACATCGATAATTTAAATGACGCTGTTGAGAAATTGAGTAATGAAGCACAACAGCACATGAAAGACGCTTTGCTGTTTTCCGTTTCGGCGGAATTGCGCCATGTTTATGACAACCGCCAGCCTGCTGATCTTGATTATTTGATGAATAATCCTTTCATGCAGAAATATAAAGAACTTCTGGATGCATATAATTTTCTTGATAGCACACAAGTTCCTAAATACATGGAAACATATGTGGAGAGCATTCAGCCAGAGTCTCGCGCTGCAAGAATAACGAAAGACAGCGAGAAATCATATCGAATTTCGTATGCGGCAGTAAGAAAAGCTCTTGAGGAAACAGGCGTTTCTTTGTCTAATTTTGCATCTATCGCCGAAACGCTATATAGAGAAGGAAGGTGGAATCCTTCATACGGTGGTAAAAATTGGGGCAATATTGCAGAAGGTCTTCGAAATGTTGTTGAGGCAAAAACACAGGATCAAAAAATCAAAGCTATCGATGACGCCTACGCTTTGCAGCACAACACAGGAAAAGCTCTCAATAAATTGAGGCGATACATGCGGAATGGCGGATATGGCTGGCTGGACACCATGTTGGATTTGAAATATCAGGCACATTCGCCACGCGAGTTTATTCCGCTTTCAAGCATGACCGCTGTTAAAATTGCCACGCCAGCAGTAGCTGATGTTGGCTTCAAAACAAAAGAGGTTTTGCGGGAAGAATTAAAAAACGAAGAATTAGCAGCAGGAGATGATGCTCTAAAAAAAGGCTACGAAGTTCCGCCATTAAATTTTGTTGAAACATTAGAATATACTATTAACGCTTTGCCCGACAATCAGGAAGATGTTTATCAATCAATTGGCGTTACCGCGAGAAAAGGTAGCGGGAAAGACATAAATAAAGAGTTAATGC